CTCAACTACCTTAGCGGGGGTACGAATACCAGCGACGGCGCTTTCGCCGTTGTTGGTTCAATCGCCTTCAGTATGGTTACCGTGCTAATCATGATGCTAAGCAAGCGTCAATGGCTTAAAATAGTATTCCCGCTATTCGATGCTGCGCTCCTTTTTGGAGGCTTTAATATCCATTATGCTGACAACCTATTCGAAAACCCCGTAAGATTCTACACAACTATATTTTTTTCCGTATTTACCGGAGTTATTACTTACTCCCTCGGGCAGATTAATGCTGAGCAGTATGCCAGTAATGAGTCAGATTTGATTCAAATCGAATCAAATCGAATCATCGAGGATCAAAAGCAAATCATTGATGAGTTAACCGCGAATCAAAATGATTTAAAACGAATCATCGAGGATCAAAAACGATTCATTAATGAATCGAAGCGTGTGGCCGACGAATCAAATCGAATGGCAAACAAGTTCCTCTCTAACCATATCCTATGGGAGAATTTTATAGGCAAGAAGAAAAAGGAGCGTAACGGCTACGATACCAAGATCGAGATGCTAGCCGAGCGCGTTAAGAATGGGGAAAAAGTTACCCTCGAGCAGTTCCAAGTTGAGATATCAGAGTGTAATTAAACAGCTTTAAAACATGGGAAGATTAAAGTCTAAACCACTTGTGAATTTCTGCATGGCCAACTACGCGGATGTTAGGGTAGTTGGCAATATCAACCCTTCTGTAATAGTTAAATTCAACGGGGTTGGACACGTAATATATAGGCCAATTAACCAGCAAAACGCATCTAAGTACGTCATCTGTAAGGGTGAGGATAGATTCAACGTTAATAGTTTAGATGAAATTAAAACAATCATAAGGTAATGGAACTAAACTCAGAGTTAGAAAGACTTCAAAAATATGCTCCGATTGACAGGGAGTTAATTCGGGCAGAAAAAATACACCCAGATTTTCCAAAAGATATATTCCAGCAACTGGCAATAATGCAGGAAGAGTCCGGAGAGGTTGTAAAATCGGTAGTTGACTACCAATTTCATGGGGGAACAATTAATGACATCAGGGAGGAGTTGATTCAAACCGCCGCTATGTGCATGAGAATGCTTAATAATTTACCACAATAAACATAATACTATGGAAAACCTACAGATCAGCAGGAAGACAGCCAAACGGCTTTACCCTGAATCCCCAAATTGGTTTAGGGATGTTATAACCGAATCATTCGGCTCTGATTGCTTCAAGAAAAGAGCGTTTACAGACATTAAAACCTTTGATGATGCCTGTGAGGAATTGGGCGTTGATCCAGATTCCGTATTCAGCAGCGATGACCAGCCCGATGAGGTTGCCTATAAGAAGCTAAAAGTAATCGTTAGGGCGATTAATAGTGGCTGGACGCCTGATTGGAGCAATACTAACCAACGCAAATGGTATCCTTGGTTTAATCTTTCGTCCGGTTTCGGGTTCGACGATTCGCTTTGCAACTACGCGGGTACGCTTACGAACGTCGGCTCCCGCCTTTGCTTTGAGAGCGAGGAGAAATCAACCTATACTGCTAAGCAGTTCATCAAGCTATACGAAGAGTTACTAACCATTAAAAAGTAAATACCATGGCAAAGAAATCAGTAAAAAAGGCAGCGTTCGAATACACATCGATCAAAACGTTTGAGGATGCCTGCAGGCACCTCAACATCGATCCTACAGTTCTACCCGATGTAACCGGGTTGGGCGAAGAGTTTAGAAAACCCATAATAGCCCACTACAAGCTAATCATCATCTTTAAAGCGATTAATAACGGTTGGACACCTAATTGGAGTGATGATGATCAGTACAAGTATTACCCTTGGTTCTGGGTTCTTTCGTCCGGTTTCGGGTTCAACGTTTCGGGTTACATCTGCGCGAGTTCGGATACGAACGTCGGCTCCCGCCTTTGCACGGATTCAAGTGAAAAGGCGTTATATATAGCGAAGCAGTTTGAGGCGGAGTACAAGGATTTTCTTCTCTTCTCTGAGTAAATCAAAAAACGGTTGTACGCTGCGGCGCCGGTAGTTCTTTCGTCCGGTTTCAGGTTCAACGATTCGAATTACAACTACACGAATACGAATACGAAATTTTAATCAACCGAATCACAATATTAAAATATTTTCTACATTTGCCCTTGTACGTTACTTCCAACTCAGGGGCAGAGTTTCGACAAAAAAGCCTTACAGATATGCCTAGGGTGGCTGCTTCGAAAGGAGCAGCGGCTTCACAAGCCCCGCTTGGAAGTGACGTACACACCCTAGGTTCTTTTATTATTAACCATTAATTCTTTTAGCATGTACGTCAAAAAGAATGAAAAGCAAACTATGAGTTTGCAGGTTACGGAAGGTTTGACCGTAACTATCCTCCCCGATTCAAACCATGAATTTTTAATCCCCACCAATCAGGTAGCTAAAGGTTATGGAGTTTCTGAGTATAATATCAGACGCCATAAACTAGAGCATTTTACAGAACTACAAGAGGGAAAGCACTTTTTGAGCTCCGTGAGTATTCCTCACGCTGCCCACAAGGGCTCGTCAAAAGGTACATTATGGACTAAACGTGGTATTGTACGTCTTGGATTCTTTATTAAAAGTGATCGCGCAAAACTATTTCGAGATTGGGCAGAGGATTTGATAATTACTACAGAAGAATTATCGAAGGAATCAAAACTACAGCTCTCGGCTAAACGCAACCACAACAGGCTAACCCAAGAGCGTATTATTGATATACTGTCCGATGTTTGCCGAATTGATGATAAGGAGCTACGCCTCTCGTTAACAAGTAAAATTTTGGGAGGGCAGCAACCATGCTAACGACTATCTACGTTGGTACAAAGAGCGGGTTAACCGAAAAGATGAACCGCTACAGCAGCAATGGCTACAAAACCTACCGCGTACGCACCGAGTGCGAGTGCAAGTGTAAAACTAACCGTCGTAACGCAGTGCTATGCGTTAACCCTGATACGCTAACCATTGAGGTTATTGTGATAAAATGCAAAAGATGTTCAGAACTTAAAAGCACGGAGGGCTAGGCTATGGTAACGATAAATGATGAAGGTAGGCTGATGGTAACATCAAACCCAGCCGATGGGTCGGAATGGCTTTTACGCATGCGCTCAATTATTCGCCTAGTTCAATGCGTTGATGAGCAGAGAATGTGCAAGGATGAAATATACCACGCCCTATCAGTAGTGGAGGACATGCTTCCCGAGGAGGATGAGGCTTATGATATTTGGCGATCCATTAGGGATAAACGCCGAGAGGAGCAAAGCCCAAAGGAATACCCGTTTAAAGAGGTAAGTGTTGGGTAAAATATTTAATCCTGCTGGTTATAATAATCAGCAGGATTATTTACAACCAGTTATGACTATTTTACCATTTGGCAAAGATGAGTTTAACTTAATATAGTCTGATATTGTCTGACATTCTGCAATAGTTTTTTTACTTAAATCGGAAAGTCTAATTTCAGAAGGCCAATATTCAACGAATAGTTTCGCGGCTAAATCAAAAAAACCATATATTTCAACTTTTGAAATAATCATATTATCATCAATATAATAATCTGTTATTAATTGTTTGACTTCGCCGGAACGAGTTTCATAAATACTTCGAATTCCACCATTAAAATGCTCTGAGCCCTTTAAGTATAAATTGATATAATCATTACTTTGAATAAATTGCGTTAATTGCATATTTGCATCATTATAATCTTCTCCAATAAACAAAGCCCCATACGGATGATTAAATACTCTTCTTATACTATATAATCTATCTTGCTTTGCAATTTTATTTTTACCTAGTTTTTCAAATTCGGCATTATTTTTTTTATTAACTGAGTCAATGTATGCCCTATTAAGGCTGTCAATGTTATTTTGTTTTTTCAGTCTTTCTTGTATTTCTTTATTTTTTATTATAACATCTGCTTTAGAATAAAAGGCTAATTCTTTTCTGTAAACTTCAAAATCGATTCTATTTTTATATTTTTTACTTTCGTTAATAATATAATTCTCAATATCTTTTAATTGTTGAGATAAAGAAAGTGTACCAATAACCAATACAGGTCTATTATTCATAGATATATCCAATTGGCAATTATCTAAATATTTGTTTAGCCCAATAAAATGTTCTTTTAGTATTGGTGATGTTTTATTTATTTTTTCAATAAATGAATTAGTTGGCCTTTTATACGCTAAAGTATCATTGTTATAATAAAATACTTTGTCTACAAAATCTTGAGAATAGCTAATATTTGCAATGAATATTAAACTAAAAAATAATATATAGTTTTTCATGGCTTTTTATTTTAAAGTTACTTATAATAATATTACATACAAAGAATAATAAAAAATTTCGGTAAATACAACGGAATTTTTTTGACATGTAGTATATTTGCATAAACCTGAAAATCAATGGACGCGGTTACTCAGAGGAAGCATAAGGATGTTATTAACCACTTCAACGAGCTATACAACGTTAAGCGCAAAAGGATGGATGACGCGCTCGAAGAAACAGCCACCAAGTTCTACTTCAGGAAGCCCAAATCAGTTTACAAGCTTATATTCTACAACTCGAAAAACTTTGAGTATTACTGCAGCCTACAGAGATGCACAAAAAATGAGCTTCAGCCTACTGGCTAGCCACGTCAAAAAGCGGCTCGTTATCCTTCAGTACCGGTTTACTAGTTTCTCCCCGTGTTATGTTAATATCAGCGTTAGCGTTTACCGAAACATTAACTTTATCCATTGCGCCAGCATCTTCAACAAGGCAGGCAAATGATATTCGATAAAGGTTGCCGGATCCTCCGCTTTCCTCCCGCTTCATATCAATGCGCCGCATACTGCTGTAACTACTGCCGCTTTCGCCGTGTAGCAGAGCATGAATATCGTTAAGCGAGTTTAAGTAGTCGAGCGCGCTTGCCTGATTGTATGCACCAACATAAGTGTCGCTAAACGTTTCGTAGAAAAGGTAAATATCAACCTGCGTGTTGCAGTTCTGGATCTTCTCAGACTTATCCTCAATATCGAGAATCTGAAAACCTATAAAAACGGCAGGAACTGGAAAAGGAAGCTCCGAGGTTAAGTACTGAACTTGTTCATGCCATAAATCAACCCATTGAACTGCCGGCAGATTGTTTGTAATCTTTTCGGCAAGTTCGGTGTAAAGTTCTTTCCATGGATTCATAGTACAATATTTTAATGTTTAAATGCCGTTTAAACTTGTCTTAAATCAAACTCTTTTGTTTCTCGGGTTGCCTGTTGAAACTTAAACTCAATATGACCTGAGAACCACTTGTCGAAGTCGCTCATCAGCGTCTTGCTCTCGCCCATATATTGACGCTGGTCGATCTTTATTTTACTACCAACCTTTTTTAAGGCCATTGCCTTACAGAACTCGGCTTTTGCGTTTGTTCTTAGGTTTGATTTTGCTTGTGATACTTTTCCGCTTTTTGTGGTTTTTACCTTCCCGGAAAACTCGTAGTACTTTGCCCAAAAAAACTTTTGCATCTGCACCGTTACCGTAATATAACCGCCATTATTCTGAATTTCGGAGTATAGTAGATCCGACTCAATTACAATTCTCTCCTGGCTCTCGTACTGCTTACGAACTGAACGCTGCAAATCGCCGCTTTTATATAGAGTTCTATTACCGGCTAACGGGTTGGAGGTTTTCTTCCAGGGCACAAACGCAACATCGGTAAACCCGCCTTTTGTGAAGCTGTTTTTAAAAAACTTTTCGGCTTCAGTAGCGGCATACCTAGAAGCATCCTTCTTTATATCAGAGGCTAGCTTTAAAAAATCGGGTATTTTGTTGTTTTTTGCCATTAAATGGTTGTATATTTGCAACATGGAAAGGATGCTAAACCCATTCAATCCGTGCCACAGGAGGCAGTAGTTTCGACTATTGCCTCCTGTTTTTTATTCAAAAAGGTTGTTGAAGTAATCCATGTATTTCTTGCTGTTGATCTGCTCCCTCGTTAGCTTGCCAGCGTTTCCGTTCCTGATTATAACAATGTTTTTAATACCCTCTTTGTAGCTATGCTTATTGCTCAACTCGCCACGCAATTTATTAGCCATTTTTACAAAATCATCATTATTAACCTTGTCAACGTTAATAATTACCCACTCGCAGCCCTGCTCCTCAGCTTTTTTAAGATTGTTTTTAAGAAATTTTGTTATAGTAACCGGCTTCCCATTTCTTATGGGCTCGTAAGTTTTCAAATCACCAAGTACGGAAGGTTTGTCAATACCGTACTCAGGGTTTTTCTTGCCTGTTGTATTATCATGCGCCATTATGTAGGCGTTCTTACCTATGCAATCGGAAGCAATTTTTATATTTTCAAGGTTGCTATCAAAATCGGCTCGATCGTAAAAATCACTAACAAAAATACTGTTATCCCCTTTGGTTTTAACCTCTTTATTGTATGGGGCGTACTGCTTAATTGTGTTGTAGCTATCCGAAATAGTACCTCCTAGACCCTTTCCAACGTTTTTAAAGTAGCTGTGATATTTGGTGAAAGCCTCCCCAGTTATACCAGGATTATTTGCGTACTGCTCGTTAAACTGATATGTGGGTATGTGTGCGCTAACCGGCTCGGTTGTTTGCTCCAGCCTGCAGCGGCAACCCGGATCGAAAGGCGGTACCTGCACCCAATCCTTTATCTTTTTAACAAGTCCATCAAGCGCGGCATGCTCAGGTCTTACCTCGTCATCCTCCATGGTTCTCAGCTTCAAATTTGGGTAGATATCCGAGTCCTCGAGGTATCTCAAATAGTCGCGCGCGGCAGATGCTTTTGCTGAAGTAAAGTTTCGCTCAACGTTTATGTAGGTCTCGTTATGAAGGTTAACAACCTTTTTAGCATGCTCAATAAACTCATCCTTAGTTTTGCCCTCCTTACCCTCAGCAATTGCCGACATAAGGTTATAGGTTTTATAGCCTGAGAACTTTATTAGGTTCTCGCGCATTAACCTTGCCTTGTCGTTATCGTAGTACTGATCGCTCCAACCGGTTGCGGCCGCTTTAGAAAGAATACTGTAGTTCTTTAAAACTAAATCCTTGTCGAGATCCTCCGGCTTTATCTTTCCGCTCCATAGGTCGTTTGCCAAACGTTCGGTCGCGTCATCCCATGTTCGAGATGAAATCCCCTGGTTAGAAGAAATGCCATAAAGTAGTGGTGTTTCTTGGTTCTTTACGCTCCCGCTAGGCTTTTTTTTTTGAGGGTCGTTGTTAGGATCCGGCGGAGTTATCGCTTTAACTCCTATAATTGGAAGCCCCGTTCTTTTGCTTATCTCTTCGGGGTCAAACTCAAAAGCGGTGGATAGCTTTTGAATAGCATCAATATAACCAACAATGTTAAGAGTTTCCTGATTGTCCCAAACAATCTTATGCGTAGCAAAATCAGCATACACGCTGCTAATTTTTGCTAGTCGTTGCCTTATAAATTGGTTAAAAATATACTTGTAAAACTGCTTATCGCTCTCATATCTGTCGAGCATCATCTTCTCCTGGATACTTGCAGTTCCAACAAACGCTTTTTCATCGGTCAACGCAGTACCACCAAGCACACGCTTTGTTAACTGGTTGTCGCAAAATTCATTTAATGCTTTAAATGATTGATAAGCATCAGTTGAATAGTCTGGAACCTCGATTTTTTCTTGACCTTGTAAAACAACAAATCTGTTTGACCTGAAGTCCTGAAGCATTTCAAATAGTTCATCCCGTCGAGCAGTATCCATTCTATCGGTAATGGCAAATATTGGAGGAATACCTAGCGTGTCAATGTAGCTCATCCATGAACCTAGTCCAAGTTTTTTAGCTAGAACAATCATGGCTAGCTCATTAAGCATGCCAATTTCCCAATCGCCGCCAACCTGAAGGTAGTAGTCTTTATAAATTCCGTCTACGAAGCTAACGCCATTCGTATCGTACTCATCCTTTACGATAATCCCCTTCTGAGGGATAAAGTTAGACTGTGGAATTTCTGTCACCCTAACTAACTCACCGTTATCATCGGTATCGAACATCTCGATTAATGTTCGGCCGTTAAAAATTTTGCCAACAACCAACCGGATTAAGTCATCGTGCCAAGGTCGTTCGAGAAGTTCTTTTAGTACCTCATTTTCCTCACCCGTTTTTTCGTTTACAATCTTATATGAGGATCGAATTACCCTGAGTATTCGGGTATCAATAACACTGGCTAAGTGATTATCCAATAGCAGCGACTGCCGAAAGCGCATCCATTCTCCAGCCCGAGGGTTTTCAGGATCGGTAAAGGCCATTACTGCAAGTTTCCAATCCTTAATTTCCTTCGCGCTGTAGCTAGTAACCTGCCTTTTCCACTGAACCTTCTTATCAGTTCTATTATAGTACTCGGCAAATATATTTTTGCTTTTTACCCGACTTAGAATAACGCGCTCAAACGCGTCTGATATGCGATCTGCTCTTTTTCCCATGGCTATATAAAGTAATCTGAGTTGCGGTTACTACCAAATACTAAACTTGCTGTTGTTCCATCGGTAGCAGTAATTACCGGAAGGTTTTCAAGGTACTGGCTCCCCGATTGAATTTTTTCAAGCTGCTTTAACGCGTCCTTGTAGTTTTCAATTAGATCCTCTGGCACTTTTCTTGCAGCGTTCCTGCGAACTGCACGGTAAACTACAATTTGGCTTATAATATCAACAAGAACGTTATTCCGGATTGGCGTATCCGCAAAAATTTGCGAGGTGTCATACCTTCCCCCGATGTATGATATTACAAGAGATATTGTTTTTGCCTCGATTTTATCGAGTATAGCGGTGTCACTTATACCATCAACTCCGGCAATGCTGCTATTGAGAAGTATTTCCTGAACACAGGAAACTAAATCGTCTTGGTTAATGTACTTCATTGTTGATACTTGTTTTTCATTTTACCAGTTCTGTACGATTTTTCGCCATCACGCTTTTTCCTTGAAGGTGTTGAATACTTTTCGAGTGCGGAAATAGCCTGCTGATCTGCGTCGGGGCTATCATCGTGCTCGGTGCTACCCTCTTCAACCGCGCAAAGCTGAACTAATCCGACCTGAGTATCGTTGTGGCTCTTAAGCCTCTCATTGTAGAACATTCTACTATTCTGATAGTATGGCTGCTGGGTGATCATTCGCATCAGCTTGTTGGATCGAGGGGTATCAACCTTCATTAAGTTGAGATTAATCATTTCTTCCTCTTCAACCTCGTCGATACTACGTTGTACCTCTCCGTTCCAGAACTGAGACTCATATTGAAAAATGATATTTACTCCTTTTGGAAGCCCCTTCTTAAAATGACACATCCACGCTACAGCCTTTTTCATCTTGCTTTGCTTAACGTAGCAGTCAATTAGATAGAAATTTCTATCTAGTAACCCCCACGCTCTTACTGAATTGTAGTCGCTGTCCTCATTATCGGTATAGGCAATATCCCAATGAACAATTATCATTTTAAATGAGGTCAACTCAGGGAGTTTGCACCATTGAACCTGAGATTCGCTGAATATTTTACCCTCTAATCTAGGCTCGTGATTGTATTCAGCATGAGCCGCGATTATACCCATATCTTCCTCCATCTTTTTGTAGTAGGCTTTACTATACATAGCCTCCCAAATAGGTTTATAGGTAACCTTGTTGTAAGCCTTTACCTGATGGACTACCCACTTTTTATGACGCTCCTGAAGGATTGTTTGTGTCATAATCCGGGCAAACTTATTACAAGCGTAAAGTAAGCGTCTAGTTTCTCCAGTCATTGTAGCTATTACATCGGCCTCAATGATTTTTGCCTGCTTGTTCATCCGCTTGGGGTTGGATATTGTATCGGGTGTTTCAAGGTCATCAATTACCCATAGGTTAGGGCGACGCTGCTTTACACGTATGCCTCGAACCTTTTTCTTTATCCCGAAGGCCATCCCGATAAATCGCTGGTCAATTGTTTTGAAGTTCCCAATCTCCCAGTCACCCTCGCACTTCTGCCTTCCAAAATCATGTATCAGTAGGGGATTTTCCTCTAGCTCCGCTTGCACATCGGCCAGTAACTCGGCCGCTCGCTCCCGGCTATCTGACATTACACATAGGAAAACATCCTCGTCGTTAATCCAAAGCCATAACGGGATAATGATATCACACCAAACAGATTTTGCTAAACCTCGACCCCACTCGGCAAACCCCATAAATAGGGGGTCTTTTTTTACCATGCTGGCAAAATCAATCTGGAAGTTAGCGCACTCTGCCGTTGCATAGTGTGGAAGGTACCTTTCAACAAAGAACTTTACATCTTTTTTAGCCCTAGCAATACGCTCATTCTGCTCATCCTTCGACTCATAAGGATTAACCTCGTTCGCTTTTCGAACGATATCGAGCTTCTTTAGGTACTGCTCGGCAATTTCCCTATTTGTTTTCTTGAATGATGCCATACTAGCCGAGTTCAATCATTTTTTTGCGAATATGCTGGGATTGAAAGTCAACAGTTTTCAGGAATAGGTCTTCGTTAAAAGTGCGTAGGTCGTTGAATATGCCCTCCATTACATCGATGTAAACGCCAAGAGTTACCCTATTCTCCTTATCAAGGTTTAGCAGCGTTTTGTTATGCTTGCTAATCTCATCGGATATGCCTCTGGCCTCTTCTCTTAGGTTCAGCTCCTCGGCCTTGTCTCCACTTCTCCGCGCCTTTATAATTTCAGTTTCAAGTTCTAGCCTCCTTTCGGAAAGCAGCCGAATAATATTCCTGGTATTAGCGCTGTCGGTTGTGAAGCATTGCTGCCTAGCCTTACGCTGGTCGATCCAAGTGGGTTCACTTTCGTTGCCCCAGTTGCTTAGAGAAACTTTACTAACGCTTAATAGCTCGGCCGTTTCGTCGAGGCTTTTCCCTTGTATAACTATATACTCGTAAGCCGCGCGTTTAAGCTTAGCGTAGTCTTTACCTTTTTTCGGAGGGGTTTTCTTACTCTCCTTTTTTTTGGTTCTGGCCATCGCTTTTTTTCTGCAAAGATTGATGCTATTTGAGGTTTGAACCAAAAGCACTTTTCCTAAGGGATAAATAGCGAAACCCGAAGAGTAAAAAATTTGACTTTAGGGTAAAAATCTTACTACTCAAGAAATTACAATTTGGCTACAGGCGCGTTGTGTAGCAACTTTGCCACATCTGATACTTCAAAAAGTACGAACAAAGACTAAAGTTTATGTAAAGCATGGAAAAGAAACTCTCCATATCGATTACTTCGGAAGGGAATACTGGAAGAATATCAATTATCGGTGAAATTTCCGAATGGAATCAAAACAATGCTGTTGATTGTAGAGCGAAATGTCAAGAATTGAAAAACTCTGGCATTAAAAGCGTCCTAATTTATATGATGACAGTTGGGGGAGATTGCTTTCAAGCCAATGAAATCATTAATATTCTTGATGAATTTTTTCCAAACAGCTATGATGGCGAAGGGGGTGCTATAGTTGCTAGCGCCGGAGCACAGATTGCAGTTAAATGTAGGACTTTTAAAATGGCAAAGAATGGCCAATTTATGGTTCATAAGCCAAGCGGAGGAGCTAGAGGGAACGAGAATGAGGTTGAAAGCTATTTGACTCTTCTGAAAAACATGACGAAACAATACCTCGATGACTTGCTTGCAAAATGCAAGAAAAAGGCGGAAGACCTCAAAGCTAAATGGGATGCTGGAGATTTCTGGATGACGGCACAGGAAGCTGTTGAATGGGGCTTTATTACCGGCATTAAGGAGCCTGTTAAAATTGATGAAACAACTGCTAGCATGATAAAGGCTTGCGGTTGTCCTAATAGTGTAACCATTAATACTGAAAAAACGGATATGGAACTAAAAGCAATGTGCGTATTGGTTGGCCTTTCAGCCGATGCCACTGAGCAGCAATTCCAGCAAAGAATTGCTGAACTAAAGTCCAAGGCCGAACAGTACGATGCGCTTAAAGCTTCGATTGAGCAGAAGGAGAAGTCCGAAAGGTCTACTAAAATTAAAAATGCTCTCGACAAGGCAATTACTGAAAAGCGTATCAAGGCTGACAGCCGTAAGGACTGGGAAGACCTTTTTGAAAAAGGTTTTGAAACTACCATGGCTCTGCTTAACAAGCAAGAAGCCATTGAAAAGCTCTCATCGCGTATCATCACAAATATTGATGGTAAGGGCGCAACCTACAACGGTAAAACCTTTGAGCAATGGCAGGACGAAGATCCAAACGTTCTCGACCAGCTTGAGAAGGATGATCCTGACGCGTTCAGCTCGCTTTTCGCTGACTGGAAGAAACGAAACAAAATCGAGTAACCGATATGTCTACACTAACCACTGGGCAATGGCTCAACCAGTTTGTAGCCCCCCAACTACTCCAGGAGTTTAAAAACTTCAAGGATGATTTTATAGGTGTTTTGCCGGGAGTACCTAAGCAGGCAATGACTGCAGACGGTGTTAGGTTCAATAAGCTCATCAATAACGTAGGCTTCTACGTTGATAATACTGCTGAGTTTACTGCCAAAAAGATGACCGGGCAGAAAATTTTCGTGCCATGGGAGAAGTACGACACCGATCCAACCGAGGTTGACGACGCTGAAATTCGTAGCCTAGCCTACGATAAGAGAGCCGCCATTCGCATAAAGCATGCAGAGGCTTTCAAAATTGGTATTCGTAACCACGTGATGTGGAAATTGGCTCCAGCCGACAACGCTTCGAGCGATATGCCAGTTGTGAGAACAAGCGGCACCACCATTGGAACGCGTAAACGTTTATCGTTTCAGGATTTAGTTGAGTACCTGGAGAGAATCAAATCGCTTAGTCTCCCTATGGAGGATCAGCTTTTTATGATTCTTTGCCCTGAGCACTCAACCGACCTAATCCTTGATAGGGATTCTGCTCCATACTTTGCCAATAAGGATATCTTCTTTGATCCTGCAACCGGTAAGGTTAAATCGGTAATGGGCTTTAAGTTCTTCGAGAATGGACAGTGCCCCGCATATAGTGCTGCTAACGCAAAACTTGCTAAGGGTGCGGCTCTAACATCTACCGACCGCAATGCTTCCCTATTCTTCTACGCTCCAAACTCGTTGTACCAGCTTGATACAACTAAGATTCTCTACAAAGAGGAAACCAGCGATACTAAATCGGCCGATCCAAAGTCGGAGTTCAGAACTCAGACTTACGGACTTGTTGACCGAGTAGTTGACTACGGTTTTGGCGCGCTAGTTTCTGCAGTAGTTTAACCTTAAAAATATGCCACCCAACCAGCCAGTTGGGTGGCTAAACCATTTACCATGAAGACAAAAAACGCTGAAGAAATAAAGGCGATAGCCGCTGATATATTTAGCCGCTACCCTAAAGCCAATAAAGTAGCCGTTACCGATGATGGTACCGCGTTTATAACCGATGAGAGTGATATTGCCGTGAAAAACCACGCCAAAAAAAATCCATCGGGTAAGGAGCTCGGTATTACCAACTTTTTGCGCGAGGACGCAAAAGAGGAAAACGGTGAAACTGCCGCTACCCTTATCGATAAGATAAAGGCCGCTAAAACCGCTGAGGAAGTTGAAGCGATTAAAACCGCTGAGGCATCCGCGAAAAACAGAACTTCAGTAATAAAAGCGGCTGAAGCGCGAATCAAGGAACTGACTAAAACCGAATAGCAATGAGCTTTGAAGGTGCAAATATTAACAAGTTGAATGGTGGTCTTGGCCGATCCTCCGGCAAGGAGGATCGGGTGATCGCCATCATAGCCGGTATGACCCTGCCCGCGGGCATGGTTGTTAATACCGCCTACGAGCTGCTTGATATCACCTCCGCTGAAACTCTTGGTATTACCAAAACAACGGATGACACCAACAGCGAGTTGATTCACTACCACCTTTCGGAGGCATTTAGGCTTTGCCCAGGTTCTACCTTTGGGCTTATTCCAGTTGCAAAAAATGCGACGATTACCACCCTTGCTGCAGATGCTGCGCTTAAATCCGCAATTCGTAGTATAAAGGATGTTAACGTACTAGTGTTAACTGGCATTGCAACCCCCGTTGCCGATGCGCTTACCGATGCCCCAAAAATGCAGGCTCTTGTTGAATCATTAGCAACTGAGCACTTGCTAATTGATGGCGTTTTTATTGAAGGGAAGGGAGCCGCTGAAAAGATAACCGTAGCAGCCTACCCCGATCTAAGAACTATTACAGCTCCCAATATTACCTATGTAGTTGGTCAGGATCCGGCAGTAGCCGGGTTGAAAGCCGCCTACTCTGGCCACGCGGCTATGGGTACCGTTGCCGGGAGCATTGCAGTTCGAAGAGTTCACGAAGATTTAGGTTCAGTTGATATTGAGGATAAACCACGCGCTAGAAAAGGTGAGGAAAACTACTCGCTAACCAGCGAGGCGTTAGGCTACTGGATGAGCGCGGCTCTATCTGATGGCACAACCTTTAAGAGCCTTACACCGGCTGAGCAGAAATCATTGACCGCAAAGGGTTATATGTATGTTGGCTCATTCGCCGATTATGGTGGATTTTACTGGAACGGATGCCCAACCGCTGTGAATAAAAGCAGCGATTACGCTTACTTCAACTTTAACTGTATATGGAATAAGGCCGCTCGGATTATCCGAAAAACCTTAATCCCAAAGGTTAGAAGTAAAATCCCAACCGATCCTGCAACCGGCTTTATTAAAAGTACCTGGATTAGCGCTTGTGACGGTTTAGTTCGTAGCAAGCTTGAAACTATGGTTACAGCCGGTAATATCGAGGACTTTGATATCTACATCAACGACGCCCAGTCGCCAAGTGAGGATACTCCTCTTGCGGTTAAAGGGAAGGTTGTTGTTGGAAAAATTGTTCACGAGTTTGACGTTGATCTTGGACTAGCTAACAGCTTATAGTATGGATTCAATAATTAAGAATAAGTTCGGTACCATGGTTGGTTGGAACAAAATAACCACCAATATGCTCGGTAGGGATATCGAGGGGATTACCGAGATTGAGTACAACGATTCTGTTGAATTGGATAACGCCTATGGCGCGGGTAAATTCCCTATTGGACGTGGAGAGGGGAACTATACGCCAAAGGCTTCAATTACCCTTTTCATTGAGGAGTCGATTGCGCTTCAGCGTTCACTAGTTCCTGGTCAACACCTGTCGAGCATAAACCCCTTCGACATTACAGTTGAGTACGAGTACACCAAACTAAAGTACAAGGACAGGATTCGCAACTGCCAGTTTAAGGGCAGAGGCGTAGCCGTAAAGCAGGGCGATAAAACAATTGGGTATAAGTACGAGCTTCTACCCAGCCATATCGACTGGAACGTATTATAGTGAAAAGCCCCAAACCTTGGGGCTTTTTATAAGAACCTTTAAAAGCTAAACCAATGTCAAAAATATCAGAATCAGAAATCAGTTCGCTTAAGGCGAAGTACAAGCATATAACAATTATAACTGTTGTTGTAGAGCCTGAGCAGAAGGATGATTTGGGTGAAATCGTTAAGCCCGAGGAATCGTATCAGTTTGCAGTTAGACGACCAGATAGAGGTCATATCTCGATGCTCATGCCTTTAGCCGAGAAAAAGGCTATTGATGAGTTTGCCGACAAAGCGGTTAAGAACCTAGTTGTTGGCGGTGATATTGAAGCCCTCGAGGACGGATTAGTATACATGGGTGTTGTGGCTCAGCTAAAAGAGGTCATTATGCCCTACCAAAGTTTTTTAGCGAAAGCGTAGAGGAATTAAAGATTTCTGATTCTGACTTGGTAGGTCAGGGCGACGCCGCAATTCGAGCAACGTTCGGCGTTGACCCTACCAAGTTGGAAGATGAGGAGTGGTGCAGCCTCTATGCTCAGTACCTATACATCAATAGAATTAACCACTTAAATTTTAAAACCGCGATCCTAGCGGCATTCTCAGATATAATTTCCCATGTCGGCAACAACAACACAATGGATCCTGGAGCTGATTGATAAAATCAGCGCTCCTATGCGTGGCATTACCGATGCGGCAGAGGATGCCGCAAAGGGTGTTGGCGGTGTTGGCGATAAGGCGGAAGAGGCAGAAGGAAAACTTAAGAAATTTTCGGCAATTGACCTATACGCTATTTCAAGCAGTATAGGCCAACTTGCTGACAACTTTAACGCAGCAATTAAGCCAGGAGTTGATTTTGATGCGGGTATGAAAGACCTGCAGGCGTTAACTGGCATAACCGGGGATGCCCTAGAAAAACTTGGCGATAATGCAAGGGATACGGCCAAGCAGTTTGGAGGCGATGCCACCGCAATGCTCGAAAGCTACAAGGGTATTCTTTCACGACTAGGTCCTGATATCGCGAAAAATGGAGAAGCCCTAAACCAAATGGGCGTTAATATCGCAACTCTAAGCAAAACTATGGGCAATGATGCTCCTGCAGCCATGGACGCGCTAACAACCTCAATGCTTCAGTTCGGTGTAAACCTCGACGACCCCAAAAAGGCCGCCGATGAGATGACCCGAATGATGAACATTATGGCCGCTGGCGCAAAGGAGGGTGCCGCTGAAGTTCCTCAGATTAGCGACGCGCTTAAGCAGGCAGGTGTTCAGGCATTATCTTCTAAGGTTAGCTTTGCAGAAACTAACTCTGCGCTTCAGGCGTTAGCTCAAGGTGGGAAGGTTGGATCGGAGGCCGGTGTAGCTCTTCGCAACGTACTGGGCAAAATGGCCGGTATTGATGTTATCCCGAAGGAAGCGGCTGACAAGATAAGGGCTTTAGGTATAAACTACGATATAGTTTCAAACAAGTCACTTCCCCTAACAACAAGGCTTAGGGAGTTATCAAAGGCGCAGAGCGATGCAACGCTTGTTACTCAGATTTTCGGTAGCGAGAATGCAGCGGCTGCCGGAATACTTTTACGGTCGACCGAGTACCAGGATGAAATGACAAAAAAGATAACCGGTACCAATACGGCTACCGAGCAGGCTAATATTGTCATGAGCGGTTGGGGAGAAACGATGGGCAGAGTTGGAGCATGGTTTAAGGACTTAGGAATTTCATTCTTTTCGGTTGGTAAGTACGTTGCCCCATTCGTTACGGGTATTGCCGGAGCGGTAAGCATACTAGCAAACCTATCGAACGCTAGACAAGGTGTTATGATGCTATTTAATGCGCTAAAAACTATGCCGGTTGTTTCAAGCATATTTAGTTTAGGCGCAAGCGGCATAGGAGTAGCGTGCAAAGCGATTGGAGTTGCAATTATGAACATTCCAATTATCGGTTGGATAGCAGCAATAATCGCCGGTCTTATAGCATTAGCAACTTATTTCTGGAATACTTCAGCAACGTTTAGAGGTATTATAACCGGTATTTGGGAGTGGATAAAAGCCGTATTTACCAATATTGGAAAGTTTATTTGGGAGGTTGCAAAGGGGATATTCCACATCCTAAAAGGCGTTTTTGATCCCGCTAACTGGTTCGACAAGAACTACCACTTTGCCGACGGCTTTAAACAAATAACTAATGCTGCAAAAGAACTAGGCGAGGCTGTTGGTGGCGCGTATGCTAAGGGTAAGGAGAAAGGAATGGAGAGCTTCTACCGCGACCACCCTGATAAAGACCCACGGAAACAGAAGGCACAGGCTGAAACCCCAAGCGACGGAACTATTCAGATTAAGGAGGAGGTAACTCCAGTTATTTCTGCAAGCAGCTTAATGGGAACTCCAAAAACAACCCCAAAGGTGTTAGGTGGATCGGGATCGAATAGCAGTACAATAAAAAGCATTAGCCAAAAAATAGATATAAAGAACTACTTCACGGTTGCTGAAGGAAGCAATATGGAGGCAGTTGCCGAAAAACTAATGAGAGCAATTAACGACAAACTAAGAGACGGAATTGTAACGGTTTAGCTATGGGAGACTTTTTATCTGAAGCGGGAAAATTAGTGCCCAATATAGATGTAGGGTTTGTGGCGAGCATGCTTAGCGACGTATTCGGCGTTAATAGCCCGATCTACTTTCCATACATTCTTGGGAGCGAATTTAAGCCAAAGGAGTATAAGCTACCCGAGGACTACTCAGGATATAATCCGGCATTGGATGAGACTTACGATAGGCTATCTGTTTTCGGAACTCCAGTTTTTGGATCGTTCACAATTGCCGGGGGAACCTATAAGGTATTTGATAAAAGAAGCGGAAAACTTATCGATAAAACATTTATGGAGTTTGAGTTTCCCGTTGCAACTCTTATTGAATTCAAGCGGCCTAAAACTATTAGCAAAACTCCCACTATTGGAAGTGCAGGCTCGGTTAAAGAGATTTTTGGTTTTGAGGATTGGCAGATAAGCATTAAGGGTATTTGCCTTAACGACCCAAGCCGATGGGGAACAGTTAACGCAAGCGAGCAAAAGTTAAGACTAATTGAACTAAACGAGATAGCCGGAAGCCTAGAGATAAGTCAGGAAAAGGCCGGTAAAATATTTCATGAAAAAGGGATTAGCCGAATTGTATTTGAAGACCTAAGTATAGGAGCCATACAAGGAAAGCCAAACATGATCCCATTTGAAATTACTGCTACAAGCGACGAGGATATACTTATTACTGGATTATGAGCACATACGCGGTATATGGTGAGATAATTTTTCCGGCTGTACGAGATCGTGAGTTAATAAAAATTCGCCGGTTCAGCTCTATTAAAATTGAAAGCAGCTGGAAGTCGCTTACTAGTACTGCAGAAATTGTGCTTCCTAGAAAAATTAAAGATTTTGATAGGGAAAGAATCTCTCAGGTTTTTCACGAGGGAGATCCAGTGATTATTAAATACGGATATGATGGCGAACTTAATGAAGAGTTTAGCGGCTATATATCGCGGGTACCGGCGGGAGTTCCGTTAACAATTTACTGTGAGGACGAGATGTATTTGCTGAAGCGTAAAAGAGTAAGCGTAACCAACGATAAAGATTTTAGCCTTAAAAAGCTACTTCAAACTATCGCTCCCGGTTATGAGGTTTCCTGTGATGAGACAACCCTTGTTGGAACTGTTCGCTACTCAAACTATTCAGTTAGCGCAATATTTGATGATCTTAAAAAGAAAAATATAAACATCTGGTTTGAGGGTAAAACGCTTAAAGCCTTTACAACCTCAAAAAGTGATCTGCCACCGGTTGAAGTTATACTAGAAAAAACTGCAGGCGAATCGCTAAAGCAGAAAGCAATTGAGGACGTTTATGTAATCATCAAGTGCCTGAAGCGCGAGGCTAAAAAGAGACATAAATATATAACTGTCAAGTTTGGAGATGAAGGAGCCGGATGTACAATTGAAAAAGAGATTTGTGGGATAGATCTAACCCAGTTAGAGCTAATGAACGAGGCAAAAGCAATTTACGTTCAGAAAAAGACTCCTGGTTTGGATGGTGATATTACCCTATTCGGAAGGCCAAGGGTAACCCATGGGATGAAAATTAAGTTATCAAGCATTCTATACCCTGAGAAAGACGGAATATACTACGTTGACTCGGTTACAAAAAAACTCAGCGAGGAAGGAATACGCCAGATTTGTAAAATAGGAGATAAAGCGGCATGAGCTTAAAGGACGAGTTGGACACTTTTTACGGGCTGTTTAAAAAGCATTTAAACGGTGCAAATAAGGCCACGCTTCAGTGGGTAACCTGCAAGTCGGTTAACTGGGGTGAGGGCACTATGATTGCCGTTGACGATGAAGGTTTGGCCTTTAACGATATAATGCTCGGCCACGGCTCAATGATGGTTAAACCGGCAATTGAAAGCGACTGCCTAATTGGAATAGTTCACGGCCACGAGGAGATGACCTTTTTAATTTCTGCAGAGAGTATTGATGAGGTGATCTACAACGGTGGAGATAATGGCGGGCTAATCAATATCGCAACGCTTCAAGAAAATATTAGCAGCATAAAGCAATTCGTAGAGGCTATTAACTCGGCACTTCCGACAGCGCTTAACGCTATTGGATCGGGTGCCGCCGCTAGTGGATCGGCCGGAGCCTCCGCATATAGCCAGTCGATGGCTGGTAAGGAGATTCAGATTAAGAACATGGAAGACCCAAAAATTAAGCACTAATGACCGATAGAAAAGGGATATTACTCAAAACTGATTTTGATCTGGGCATTGTTGCAGAGCGTGACGCTCAGGGCTTAATTATTAGCGGCCTAGTTATCGGGTTATCCATTGATCAGGAAGTTGCGGTTGCCTTAAAAACAAACCAGGGCGATTTAAAGGAGGATCCTCTTTTTGGTATTAACCTAACCCGCTTAATAAGGGGCAAAGGAAATAGCACATCCATCGAGACTGCAATAAAAAAACACCTGCTTAGAATAGGGATCGACTATAACGAGTACAAGGAAAACATTAAAATAAAAACTGGAGTATGATTACGACCGAAATTCTAAAGAATATATGCCCATACGGCCAAGTTACTAATCTAGCCAAGTACGTAAGCCCGCTAAACGCGTTAATGCCAACGTATGGCATTAATTCAATGCCTCGGGTTAGGCACTTCATCGCTCAGATTGCTCATGAAAGCGCGCAGTTCAACTTTGTCAGGGAACTTGCTTCGGGTGAAGCGTATGACACGGGTGCTCTCGCTAAACAGTTAGGAAATACTCCTGAAAAGGATGGAGATGGTGAAAAATATAAAGGGCGCGGGCTGATTCAGATAACCGGGAAGGATAATTATAGGAGATGCAGCCTTGCGCTGTTTGGAGATGAGAGGTTAATAGATAACCCAGAATTACTTGAACAACCGCTTTATGCCGTAAAATCGGCTTGCTGGTACTGGCAGTCGAACAGCCTAAACGCGTTCGCCGATCAGGATAACCTTAAGGGGATCACCCGCAAGATTAACGGCGGGTATAACGGCCTTCAGTCGAGGGTTGAGTTCTACACACGCGCTAAAAAGTACATAGTATAAATCTACAGCAATGAGCTACCTCGCAATTATTCTCTCATCCCTTCTTTCGGGGGGCATCGTTTCAATAGCGGTGCTTAGGTTTACCCGCCGCAAGGCTGCAGCGGAGGCCGTGCTTAAAGAAACTGAGGTAAAGACCTCGGAACTCGATAACGTGCAGGAGGCCGTTAAAATATGGCGCGAAACGGCCGAGTCCTTCCGCGAGGAGCTGAAGGCGTCCCAAGAGAATTTTAGTAAGCAGGTTGAGCTGCTTAAAAAGGAGGTTTCAAGGCTTACCCGAATTCAGGCAAAAATTGTAATTCTTCTTGACCGAATTACCCCCGAAAACCTTGAGAATATGGTTGCACAAATTAAAAATGAAATACACCATGAGAACAATGGCTAAAATCTTACTGCTAATTATTGCGGTGACCGCATTCTCCTGCAGGAGCGTAAGAACATCAGAAAGTATCACAAAAACTACTGATAGCACCGCTCGAACCAATATTACAGCAGCCGTAACCGATAGCTGTACATCGGCTGACAGCTCGAAGCTGGTTGATAATAGCGTTACCGCCGATAGCACTAGCGAGGTTACCACCGAGGTTGAGTTTACTCCTCCCGATAGCGTTGGCCATCAGTACCCAACCAAGGTAACTATAACCGAAAAGAAGTCTGGAAAGATTACTAAAAAAAACATAATTAGGCAGAGCGGGAACAAGCAAGAAAGCGCAAAGGTCGCAACGGTAAAGGATAATAGTACAACGGTAAAAGCTGAAAGCGAGCAAAGCAAAGAAAAAGAAACAACCAAGCAGAAAACGCCCGCTTGGGTATGGATCACCTCAGCGGTTATATCAATAGGGCTTGTATTTCTGGCCTACCTAGTACTTAAAAAATTTAGGCTAGTAAAATGAAAAGGGTACTCGACGGGCAATCGATTTTTGACCTAAGCGCGCAGCATTGCGGCGGTGTTGAGGCTTCGCTAGCAATGGCGATCCTTAACGGCGTTAGCGTTACCGATACGCTTGCTGCAGGTATCGCAATTAGCACTCCGGATCCCGTTGATAAGGATATTCAAAACTACTACCAAAGTAAAGGGTTAACCCCGGCTACCTCGATAACAACGCTTGATGAGTCGCAGACCATCGCGGATGAGGGTATTGAGTTCTGGGCAATTGAAGTTGATTTTATTGTAAGCTAATATGGCACGATCAATCGCAGCGATTAAGGCGGGGATGACCGCCGATTTCATGGCCAATGAGACCATTGCAACGGCCTACGGCTTTGC